GGCAATGTCAAAGGGTTGCCGAAGCTGCTTATCGATGGCACCGCTAACGGAGCCCCAACGTTGGTAGATGGGTTCGAGGGCGGATATCACTATCCCTACGCGAAAGACGGTCAGCTCAAAGATGATCCAGAGAAAAACGAATATAGCCATCCTCATGACGCCACGCAGATGATTTGCTCTCGTGTGACGAAGGTGGATCTCGACCGCAGCGAGCCGCTGACCATCGAAACTCCGCAGTACAATTTCGGAAAGCAGGTAGCAAGTGTCAGATAGTTCAAGCTCAAGTTTGGAATTCCCTGTAGGGATTGCACCTGAGGAAGCCAAGGGATTTGAGTTCTCCAGCGGAGACAAGCTCAAAATCAGCGACGGCGATACAGGGCAATACTTCCAGGAAGCTTTCCGCATTGCGGACAACATCCGCCAACCTCGCAAAGAGGTTTGGGACACGGCATGGAACCTCTACAACGGGGTTTATAGCTGGGATGGCAAAGCGGAATGGCAGAGCAAGAACAACATCCCGAAGATCCGCGGGGTGGTAGACAAAGCCACGTCTACCTTCCGCCGTGCGCTTGTGCGCATGAAGAAGTTTTACTCGATTGAGAGCGAAACTCAGCTCGGAATCGAGCAAGGGCTCTTCACCACGAGCTTGATGGATTATTGGTTTGATCAGATTGGGTTTATCGTTCCATTCACCGAGGGGTTGAAGAACGGTCTGCTTACCGGCGTGATCGCGTTTAAGATTTGGTGGGATTGGGTTGAGGATTACGAACCGCGGTGGGAAACCAAGATGGTCAGCGAACCCATCATCGAGATGGGGATCGAAGTCGGTACGCAGATGGTTCCACAGCAAACTCTGCTGCGTGAACCGCGGGTCCGTGGCCGGCTCGGGCTCAAAGCCATCAATAGCTATGATTTGTGGATTGGTCCACGCAACAGCTACAAGATCGAGCGGGCGAAGGTTGACCTAGCGTATCTCTATAAGATGGCGGATGCCGGGTTCTACAGCAAAGAAGCAGTAGACCAGCTCGCAGCGATCGGCCAAGGAAACGATGACGGACAGCGCGCTCAAGACGCTCGTCACCGCGGCGAGAACGACCAAACCCCAACGAACAAGTACATCCGCGAAGTCACGATCTATCACTATTGGGGTCCGATCTATTCGCAAGAAGGCCGGCTGATCCACCCGAACGCAACCTTCACCATCGCAGGCGATAGCACTACGGTGCTGCGCAAGCCGCAGAAGAATCCGTTCTTCCATGGGCAAGATCCGTATGTGGTGGGCACGCCGTTTACCGTGCCGTTCTCGAACTACAACCGCGGTATCGTAGAAGATATCTCGGGCATTGCGAACATGATCACGGAGCTGAGCAACCTTATCATCGATGGTGCGCAGTTCGACGCGATCCCGGCTTACGAAATTGACAGCGATCTCTGCGACAACCCTTTGCAAGTGAAGAAGGGTGTGTTCCCTGGCATGGGAGTGTTCACGAAAGGACTCGACAATCCGAGCAACCGAAACGTGATTCGGCCTGTAGCGGGTGGACGTGTTCCCCAGCTCGCATTGCAAGTGCTTCAGTTCCTCGACAAAGAACAGCAACTCAGCACCAGCGTCATCAACGCACTGCGCGGGCAGGCGATCGGCACCGATACGCTTGGTGAATTCAACAGCATCGTTGGTGGAGCGAGCGAGTCACTCGATGATGCAGCCCGCACGGTTGAAGAATCCACCATCGATTTCATGCTCGACAAAAGCGCGAAGGTCATCTTTCAGTATCACAGTGACTTCACGCTGCCTCGGTTGACGGAGAACTTCAGCAAGACTGCGTTTGGGTTGAGCGAAATGTCATCCGAAGAACGCTACGCCACGATGATTGGTGGATTCTCGTTCAAAGCTCGCGGCGTCAGCATCTTCCTTGATAAAGCGCAGGATTTGAACAAGGTCATGCAGTTTGTGCAGCTCATATCGAACGTTCCGGGTATCCTCACCCGCCTCAACATCGACGAAATGCTCGAACAGATCATCGTCGCGCTGGGTTGGAACCCGAACAAGATTTTGGTGAACCCGGCGACTCAACCAGTAGTTCCTCCCGCCGTGCTCGCAGGCAATCCCCAGCCTGCCGGGTCGTCCGGGTTCCCCAATCCGCAGCAAGCCGCGCAGCTCACACCCGCGCAGATCTCGGCCGGTCAACAAGGCGCAATGATGGGTGGAGCGACGAACAATCCGATGGCCAATCCGAACACAGGAGCGCCACAGCAATGAAAGCAGCTACCGCAATGCCGGTTCCGCCATCACTTTATCAGGAGTTCGGAGAGTCTAAACAAGAGTTTGCTCTTCGTAAACAAGCTCGCGTGAAAGCGATCGAACAGACTCCACCGATCACTTTCCACAAATATATCAGCGATCGCAAGAAGTCGTTGGAGAAAATCAAAAAGGGGTAGCTTTATGGCTACAGTAGTTTTCAAAGGACAGGTTTCCACGCAAAGCAATGCGCGTGACGCAAGTGCAAACAGCAACGCTACGGTATCGCTGGAGAGCGCAGGGCTGAACGTAGCTACTGGCCAAGTTGTAACGAACAGCACGAACATGATTGGCAACGGAGCCGGCCACAGTTCGAGCAGAGGTAACGACAAAATAAACTAATGGAAGCGAGCTGGAGCGGAGATAGCGGTAGCACAGGCTTCCGTACAACCGTCAACGTCGGAGGAAGAAAAGTGGCAAAGAATTGGATTGCCGGCGCGATCAAGCACCCCGGCGTAGAACGCAAAGCCGCAAAGAAGGCAGGTATGAGCACACAAGGTTACATGCAAGCGCACAAACACGATAGCGGGAAGGCCGGTGCACGCGCACGGCTCGGCATCACGCTCACCTCGATGCACAAGAAATCCGCTCATGGCAGTGGAGTCATGTCACAGAAAGACATGGAGCAAGGACACAAGAAGATGAGCTCCGCAGCCTCACGCGATACTAATCACACATGCAGTGTGGCTGAAGAGAAGTCCGAAGGCGAGTAACCGCAGTGGCACGAAACTACTTGCCGATCGCGGCCGTGGAAGGCCAGCGCGGACTCCGTAGCCCAACCAAAGCATCGCTCAACGCATTCTCGCAGAAAAGTGTGCGTGGATTCACGGCGGATCACATCACGCAAGGTCACAAAGTCATCACCGGCATATCGGCAAAACTTACTGGGAGGGGAAATGGCAGTTCACGGCATAAGTGAAGCTCAGCTTGCGCGGCGTGGCATCGCCAGCGTCACCATCAAAGAAGCGTTGATCCCGATTCTCGAAGCAGAAATAGAAAAGCTGCTCAACGCGATGGAGAAGTGTCCAGCAGAGCTACAGAACTTCCTTGACATCCGCGGCGATCTACGCGCTGTGCGCAATATCCAACGCCAGCTCGACGCCAGCATCCGCAGTTACGAAATGTCCAGACCAAACGACAGCGACCATATCTAAAGTGTCGGCTCCGCAATCTGCGGAATAACCGAAAGCACTGAAAGACTATGCAGGCCGAGCGGCAGCTCGACAACCTGCTCACCGGGCGGGAAGCAGCCTAGCTCCCACAACCCAAGGAGGCACAGCAATGGCCGAAGGCAACGAAACCCAGCAAAACTCGAATCCACAGAGCGCTGGAGATGAAGGTGGAAATGATCGCAAACTCTTCGCGGGGAAATTCAAGACCGCTGAAGACATGGAAAAAGGCTACCAGGAACTTGAGCGAAGCTACCACGGATCAAATCAATCGAACCGCGAGCTTCGTGAAGAGTTCGGTGAACTCAAAGAACTCGTAGTGCAAACCACACAGCAGCTCACGCAGCGCAACGCACCGCAAAGCTACGGCAACACCAGCCGTGAAGGCTTCGCAGCGCCTGCGCAAATGCAGCAAGCTAACGCCAAAATCGTTGAGCGGCTGCTTACCGATCCGATGAGCGTGCTGAATGAGGTTTCCACTGCGGCTGAGGAACGAGCTGTCGCTCGTCTCTCGAACCAATCGAAAGCACAAGCCAACAACGAGCGAGAAGTCGCTGAGTGGGCAGGTGAAAACGAAGACGTGACGCCGTATCGAGATTTGATGTCGTTCTATGTCGCACAGCAGAATCAGAATCTTTCCACCCGCACAAAGCTTGATAAAGCCGCAAAGCTTGTTCGAGCGAGAGTGCAAGAGTTGCGAGGCAAACCGCAAAGCGGTGGGCCAAATCCAGGGGATCATATCGAAGGACCAAGTGGAAGTGGAGTCACGCCAAACCAGCCCAACATGCAGCAAACGCAGCAGGTTGACCCGGAGCGTGAGCTTGCGAAAGTCGTTGCCCAGCGCAACGCAGCTCGCCGGCCGAAACCACCTTCCGCTCGTGCCTAGTTCGCAGATCCTCCAACTCAAAATGGAGTAAAATCTAGTGTCACAGCAATCATGGGCTTCAGATTCCGGCTCTAATGGTTTCCGAACCGTTGTCGAAATCTCGAAGAAAGTTGTTCAAGCCGCGCAGCCGGAATTGAAGTTCCGCCAGTTCGTCAGCGTCGAAGGCGCTTACGGAAAGAACAAAGGCGAGAGCGTTCAAATCTACCGCGCAGCCAATACGGATGTTGAGAGCGATCTCAATCCGATTAACGAGTTGGATCGTGTTCCGACCACTCGTGTGAGTGTTACGCCTCGGCTGATCACCGTCAATGAATGGGGTAGGGCTATTCCGTTCACCGGCAAGATCGAAGCCTTGGCTGAAGTGGATGTCGAATCGAACGTCTACATGAAGGGTTTGAAGAACCACATGGTAAAGACGATCGACCGACAAGTCGCGCGCGCTTTCAAGTCGAGCGATTTGTGTTAGATCCCGACTGGCCCCGCGGCCGGCGTGTTCGACGTGGACGGCACTCCTTCCACCACGGCGACCAGCAACATCACGTTGTTCCATCTGAAAGAAATTGTGGATGGAATGAAAACCGGCCAGCTTCGCAGCTCGGACGGCACGCTCGTTGGCACGACTCGGCCGATTCCGTTCTATAGCGGAAACGACTACATCTGTCTCGCGAGCACTCGCTTCCTGCGAGGCATCAAAGACGATCCTGAATTCCAAGCCGCAGCTCACTACGCGAATGCGGAAGGGCTTTACGCTGGGGAAATCGGTCGTATGCCGCTGTACAACCTTCGCTTGGTTGAAACCAACCATTTGAATGCGTTGAGCAATGGTGTGGGCACGAACAGCGTGCTTGGTGAAGCGGTGATCTTCGGCGAAGACCCTATTCGCGAAATCGTCGCAATGGCAGAGGAAGTCCGTGCGAAAATCCCAGAGGATTTCGGGCGTGACAAAGCAATCGCGTGGCTCGCGCTACTCGGTTGGGGCAAGGTGTGGGATTTCTCGACTGATGGCGAGGAACACATCGTTCGTATCACCTCGGCGTAAGCCAGAAAGGAAGAAAGAGAAATACTATGTCTTATTC